ATAGCGGTTGACCTTTAGGGTGCGACCATATCCGAGGAAGTTCGCTGCCGTGAAGAAGTCAACGTAGTTTGTAAGTGTTGGCTTGCCGTATAATCCGGCAAGTTGATTTTCGCTGTCAACGATCACGATCTGATCTGCTGGACCCCATTCAAACCTACCGGAAAAACCGGCGATGGTGGTAGCCACTGCGGGAACGATGAGGGTTAGATCGATTTCTTTGGTGACAACACCGGGGCTAACCTGAAATGCCATGTGGAGTTCTCCTGTAGGATGCTTCTATCAATAACTGATGTATTTAGTCTTGCGAGGGGCTTACCACGGGAGTCCAAACTCGTCTTCATTGGCACTGTGCCATACATTACCCTCACTATCTATCTCTGGCTCGTTTGCACCACCGAGTCCGTCATCAATAATTCCAAATGGCATTAGTTGTTCTTCGACTTCCTTCATCTGTTCCTTGTATAGAGCAGTGCGAATGTCGGTGTCCGTGAGGTCTTGGAAGTACTTCTGTGAAGTCACCCATGCAAAGACTACCAGAGTCATCACCATATCGTCGTTGTGTCCCTTTTCTGCTTGAAACGATGTTCCAGACGAAACAAAGGTGTTTAGTTCCGATATGATGTCGTAATCTTCGGGGATGAGTTTGTCTTCCTCGATCATACTCTTGAGGACACTGCAACCTATTCGTTTCACAGCCTTGGTAGTACGGACGCCTACACGAGACTTCTTTGCTCCCATACCACTAGAGATCGTCTGCCCCTTGACTCCACCCATCGTTGTGTGAAGCATATTCTCATACTCCATTTCTTGATGCATAATGTCTGCAACTTGTCCGCCAATGTCATTGATCTCGACTACAACGTAGGCATCGTTGTACTTCTTTGCGATTGGTTCGAGGATGTTGGGGAGAAGCATAGGAGCCATCGTATTGTTTCTGAATGTGGCTACCACCTTATACGGCATCTGTGAGATATCTATCAACGAGAATGCATGATAATCAATCCCCTTGCCCCGTGAGACATCGACCGACATAATGTATTCGTGATTTGGGATGGGTTCCTGATAGACCTTGAGTCCTTCTTCGCTCTTCTGTATTGGTGTTTGGAATGGTAGTGTGTGAAGTTTGGCTGTAGAGATGAGAGTATTGACACTGCCTACAAAATCGCAACCGAATTCTACTTGAAATTGCTCTTCGCTGGTGTTGTTGATAGTCTCTTGTCGCCAAACTTCATCCCGACCCGGAACAGCACTCCAATGCACTTCAACAGGAACGTAAGAATTTCGTCCCTTCTCTGCGTCCACCCACATCTTATAGAACATATTGAGTCCCTTGGGGGTGGACACGATGAGTACTTTGGTGCTTTGACCTGACGAGATAGTAGGGTAAACCGAACTGAAGAATTCCTCCGCGACACCGTGCGGGACATAGGCAAATTCATCAAGGAAAATCATATTGAATGATCCACCACGGACTGCACTAGATGACGTAGCAGATGCAATGATCTTCGATCCATTTTCAAGTTCGATGGTACTCTTGTTCCACTCTTCGACTCCCTGCTGGAGCCACATCGGGAGGTTTTCGTATGCGAGTTTGAGTCGGTGTAGGAGTTCCCTTGCCGTTGCCTGCTTGTTCGCTAGAATGCCTACTCGAACGTCAGGGGTGAATAGGACATAATGCAGCAAGTATGAGATCACGCAGGTTGATTTGCCTGTTTGTCTTGGGAATTTGCATATTACAAATCGATTGTCGTGGATTGTCCGAAGTAGATCTTCTTGAAAATCCCAAGGTTTGAATTGCTGTAAACCTTCGTCAAGTGTCACAATCTTGACGTAATTATTGATGAAATACAGGGGATCGTTGGAACACTTGACGTACTCTTCGACCTGCTCTTCAGTAAATTCCTGCTCGACCCCAACACACTTGAGATTAGGATTTCCGAGGTAGTTCTCGTTGGTTATTCTCTTCGTCATCTTTTAGTATTCGCCCTATCATCTTCTGAAGATCCTTTGTAGATCCTACAAACAGGTTGTTGTTGGTGGTCTGGTTCTTCGGACCACTGTCTTCTTTCTCTAATTCCTTCTTCTTCTTATGTAGATCGAGAAGGTCTTTGTTCGCCTCCGAAGTACTCTTGAGAAGTTGGGAGACTACCTCATACGCACGCGGGGAGTCACCCTCACCTGCTACGTCGAGAATTCCTTCGATGGCAATTTTGCCTTGGTCGATGATGTCCTTCAGGTTTTGGCGAACCAAATCATAATCTGAGTTTGCGTTGATTTTCGAAATTCGATTTTCAGAATCTTTAGCCAATTCAATCTTTCCTTCGACAACTTCAATGTTTTCGACTATAGGTTCTACGTCGAACACCTCTGATAAGTTCTTGTCTACGTTACCATTATCTTTCATATAGTAAGTCCTCCAGATGCACCAAGAACAAGAGTCTCTACGGTGAATGCGGTGAAGTTGTCCACACCAGAACTTGCACCAGATGGACCAGTAACACCCACATTGATTCTTGATAGTTCGTGGGAAGGTCCGCTGATTCCAACAACTCGGTTGTTGAATGTGAATCCGTCTGCATGATCGTAGAACGTGGTGCTGACAGTTCGAATGATGTCGCTGCTCTTTGTGGGACCAAACACATAGGATTTCGCAGTGAATTCCATATCAAACGAGATGAGCCTTCGTGCATCGAAATCACCTTCATAGTCCTCTGTAATAGAGTAACTGTCGAGGACGATGGGGATGTCGATCTTCTGATTCACATCGTTGACGTTGATTGTTATATTGAATTCTGGCGTGAAGTACGGAAGTATCTGTTCGGTGATCTGCAATCCATCTTCCATAAATTTGGTGAGGACAGACAGAGAGAACGAGAAGTCGTAGGGTACTTCGACATAGTTGTTATAGGTGGTATCGTTACCCGCACCCACAATATGGCGTTTTTGAAGGGTGTTTCTCTTTCGAGTAGGATCATAGGCTGCACCGGTCATCTCAAACGAGATTCTAGGAAGCGTGACTTGAGTGTCCGCCATTTCAGTTCCTGAATCAATGTCTAGTGCATAACGACGAATGTACTTCTGCTTAGGTCCATACCCAAGAGGAACCCGGATTCGTTCTGTCTCGTTTCCGGCGCCATCTAGACGTTGGACATAGATGTTGTTGAACAGGGAACCGAATGCAACAGTGAGATACCGAATCGACTTGTTGTAGAATGTTTCGAACATTTTTAGTATCCACCCTCCGACCAAGGATCTACATCCGTGAAGTCGAAGACATCATCAGCCTCGATCTGAATGTCACGGTTGTCTGTGTATGGAGTCGTTGGGATGTCGGTGGTAACACCAGAGTCACCCGTACTACCGATTGAGTAGTAGACAGCAGAGTCTTGTCCCGTCAGACCTCCTGTAGCGTCCAGAGAACCACTTGCACCCGCGATTTGCAGAGTCTTGGAGGATAGGGTCCAGTTGATCACTTCGGCACTGAAAGTGTGCGTAGAGAAGGATCCTCCTTGGAAGATCTTCTCACCAACAAGGAAGTTACCTGAGCCTGATGACAGGATGACGTTGAATGCGTAGTCTCGCAAGTCTGCATCGATCTTGTCGATGACTGTGAAGCCTGTGTCGAACTCTTCTTGACTGTACTGGAAAAGTTCGCATGAGATTTTGTAGGCGTAGTTCTTGCCCGACTGATAGAAGGGATTTTCATGCTCAACATGCTTGATCTCAAAGATGCCGTTGGTCAGGGGGAAGTAGAGCAAGTCTCCCTCGCGCGGGCGCGTGATCGCGGGCGAGTCGATCTGTGCCGCTACTTCGCCAAATCGTTTCTTTGATACAGACAGAGAAACGCTATCACGAATTTCAAGACCAAACTTAGAGATGAAATCACCCTCACCCTCGAAGCCGTCTACCGACTCGATGTACATCTCGATGTTGAGTCCATCGTCAAATTTAGATTGTACATCTTCACCAAACAACTCGTCGAGTTTGACGATGGTGCGTGGCATGTACACGAAGTCGTGTCCGTGAATCTTGATAGACTCCACGACTAGATCTTCAATAAGCCTTTGGTCTACCTTGCTAGGTCTGAAGTATGAATTTGTAGCCATTGATCAACCTACCATAAAGTCTGGGGGTAGTTCGTACAGATCCCCTACTTGTTCTTCGATCTTGTCTATTTCTTCCTTCGCTTCGTCTAAGATTCGGGAGCCATTGAATGCGACTCCACCGGGAAGTTGGACTCCCTCAAACTTGATGAGGTTCATTCCCCACTGCTTCTTGATAAGAGCAGTGACGTATTTCTTGAGAAGCCGGTCGCTGTATATCTCGGGATATGTCTGGGGATCGAGAGCAGTGTATGCCTCGATGACAATATAGTTTCCTACTTCGACATCGTTTTCCCAGTCCATATCAATGTAGAGTTTGTTGGTGACTCGACTGAACCGGAAATTCTTTGCGGGGTCTAGGATTTGACTGATCATAGCAAGATTTTGCTTGGTGATCGTGTAGTTGGTCATCGACCCCGGAGTGAATGTACCGAAGAAGTCATTGAGTGCTAGTTGATACGAGACATCGAACATATTCATCGAGTGGGTTTGGATTTCGAACATCCGAACAATGCTGACTATCCTACTGTCGATTGCGTCCATGTCAATATATTCGTTGGTTACATTGTCTGCGGTGATAACATGCTTCAAGAAGGTTTTCTGGACACCATCGAAATGGTACTCTGCGAAAAACTGTAGTGCGTCATCGACAGCATCTTCTATTTGGATATCATCAACATTCACTTCGATGACTGGAGCGCCCAGTTGCCGGAGTGAGTATTCTTTGAGTGCCTGTCTAGATGCGGGTACCGCCATTATAGTTCCTTATCAACTG